ACTAAACTCCCCTTTACCATTGGTTAAAGGGAATAATGACATTGTTATTATTCAGGAAAGATTACATCTTAAAGTTCGCTCACATATCAGCCATACTTTGTGGCTTAATGTAAGTTCCTTTTACCACTTGATCAAGTTCCATTGTCGATAAAGTTCGAATTAGAACTTGCCCAATACCAGAAAGTGTATATGAATCTGTAATAGTTGCAGTTCCATAATATACTTCTGTTACTTGGTTTTCAAGTTTGAATCCATCTTTTAATATTTTACCAATTTCAATTAAAGACTGAATTTTGTTTCTGTCTTTATTGAATATTGATTCAATATTAAGATCACAAATTTCTTTAGAAATATTATGAAGATCATTAAGATCTTCAAGTTTAATATTTCTAAATCTAGAAATTGTGTTATAGATGGAAAGGAACACAGTATTATTCTGCAAATTATTATAATCTTCTTGAGTTTCTGGATTAAATTTATCCAGTAACTTTTTAGGAGTTTGTAATATTGCAGAATTCATCTGTAAAATTCTTGATGTTAGTCCTCTTGAAAGGATCCTTTTTAATTCTAAAAGGATTGTCCTTTCATCAGGAATCATATAGTTTTCATTAGTTATATTCATACTAAATAAGTTTCTTAACTTATCATATGAATAATAACCAAAAACTATATCTAACATTAATGAGAAGTTCTTTAGTGATGTAATAGTCTTCTTATTTAAGGAATAATATCTATTCCCCAATTTAAGTTGACTATAAATCTTTCTAACCAATTCTACTAAAGAATCGGCTCCAAAAGGGATATAGTTGTTTTTAATTTTAAAATAATCATATAATATTGTAAATACAATATTTGGATTATTAAAATTACGTAACAACCCTCCTAATGGAAGTCCAGTAATCTCTCGTGACTGTTTAGGTTGAATTCATCTTTTTGCAAATTCATATGTATCATCAGATACATGTGTTTTTTGCAATGATAATTCAACACCTAAACCCTTAATAACTCTGATATATGCTTGGGCAACAGCATCGTTTTTAATAACGATGTCATCACCTAAGATCATATATTGATCAAAGTTTTTAAGACCACAAAGTTGTGCACAATAGTATACAACCAAGTGGTGAGTCAAGGTAAAGACACTTCAAGATGAATACGTACCCATAGGTTGTCCAGTTGAATATTTCAACTGTAAACCTTCAGGTGTTGTAAAATATCTTGAATTCAGAAT